GAATCGCCCAAGCGACCTTCCTGCAATGCGTCACGCAGTTCCAAAGCGTTCATCTGCCATGCAGAGCACTTGTTGAAGCCGAGCGTCGAAGGCACGGAAAGCTGAGTCATGTTCGAAACATCGCTGGCGATTGAAGTGCCAACAGTACGGTCGAAGGACTGAGCGATATAAGGTTGTGGACGCCAGATGGTATCGCGTGCACGCTCCATCGTTACGCCGCTGGTGTTGTATACTGTGACGTTCTTTGAAAGAATCAGAGCGTCGTTGAAGCCTTCGAGGATGTCCTCAAAAGCAACAATTTCTTCTTTTGAAAAAGCGTTAGCCATTATATTAACTCCAAAAAATTAGGTTATTTCTTACGGCGCTTGTATTCCATGACTTTTGATAAGTCTCCAGTCTTCAAGGCTTCGGCGCGTAAGCGTTCAAGTTGTGAATCAATGGAACCAGACATACGCCCACCGCTTGTGGTGATTGTACGTTCTGGGGCGGTTGCTGCCCTACGGTTAGTTACTTTCAACTGAGTCTCCAGTTTTGCTACCGCAAAGGCAAACTTCACGGGGTCGGTGATTGCTGCAAGTTCCTTTGCACGCTTGGAGCTTTTGCCAATTGCGTAGATAAGCAAAGCAGGGTTGTCAGAGCCTTGTAGAACGATCCCTTGCTGCGTTACGTCAAACGTATCTAAAGCCGTAGCTTCAGCTTCGTCATAGTCCCGCACCTTCAGCGAGGCCTTCGCCTTCGCATAGGAATCAAGCTTGTCCTGCCATGCTTTAGACTCAGCATCTCGCTGCGCCGCAACATTGGCTTCGGCTGCATCGTATTCGCGTTTATGCTCATACCAGTCAGCAAGCTTTTGTTCGTACTCGTCGGAATCATAGTCGCAACTTTCGAGCGTAGGCTTTGATGCTAGAGCAACTGGTTTGGTCTCAGTTGCCGTTGTATTAAGCTTGGCTTCCAGTTCGCGGATTTTCCGCTCTTTTTCCCGATTTGATTTACGCAATTCACGCACCCAAGCTGGCGCACGAACTTCTTCATCTTGAGGTGGCGATTCCTCTCCGATAGATATTACGACTTCATCTTCGTCATCTTCGTCTTCTTGATCATCGTCGATGGTATTGGTCTCATCTTCCGATTGCTCGTTAAAATCCGTTTCGATGTCTATTGTGTCGATGTTGTCGTTGTCATCCATTTCTGCCGTTTTCATGTTTTAACCCCATTAACTCACCCTAATTGCGTGGAGGGTGGAACCACATTCGTACTGGGTCGCAATGCTTCCCCAATCTTTTCAGCAGTCTCAATTGCCGACTTGCGCTGGTCAATGTCGATGTTTGAGATAGTCTCTGCTGTCTTAGCCTTCGTTTCTTCCGAACGTGCCAATGTATATTCAGTGTTAGCCTGTGCTTGGATAGCCTGGGCTTGCGACTTAGCTGCTTCAGCCAACAAATAGGTGGTCTGTGCGTCTTGTTGCACGTTTGCTTGCGCTTCCATCATCTGCTGCTGTTCTTCTTCCGTTGGCTGCATGACGCCCATTTGAACGAGCTGCTTACGGAAGTATTCCTTAATATCGCCGATGCCTTCGCCTTCCATGTTCATGATAGCCATAGCTTGCAGAACCTGTTGGGTCGTTGGGTCGGAAGTAACTTGCATCATTCCAGTCAGCGCACGAACTGTTGCGTCACGGCGACTAGAAGAAGATGGGCCAACGTCAACGGCAACATCAAACAAGGCATCGCCCAGGTTGTTCTCGTAAATCAGCTCACCAGTTTCTTCGTCAATCTGTGGCTTCATAAGCTCAACAGAACCGACTTCTTCCATAGCGCCGACAGTCTTCATCTTGCGCTTTTCTTCAACATAGATGTCTTTCGACATTGACAGCCATATCTCACCACAGCGCCGCACAGCCTTTGCCATATTGCTCATGTAAATGAACGCCTGCATATCTAAGCGAGTCTGGATAAGCTCAACAGCTTTGCCGCTGATACCGCTTACCATCTTGTCGGCTTGTTGATTGTTGCCAAGAATCTCAGCCATGTCGGATTCTGTTATCTGCAACAGTGCGGCCATCGCTGGCGGAATCGCTGCGGACTTAGTGTAAGCAACTGGGCCAGCAGCTTGAGTCTCACCATTTGGCCCTGTGATTGGGTTAATCAGCAAGTAAGGATAGTTGCGTAGGTTATCCTCTGCCCACATGATTTGGTGGCCTGAAACTTGCTCAGGAAGCAGGATTGGCTTTTCAACAGATGAAAGCGCACTAATCTCACCCAGCTTTGATAGCTGCATATTCTTCAAACGCTGTGCGTCTTTGGCTAGGCGAACATGGCCCATGCAACGCTCGACGTTATCTACAAACCAACGCTTGCCATAGACAGGAACGATCGGAATGTTCTTGCCAGCAATGTAACCCATATCGTCAAGTATGCGTCCACCGCTCATAATGTACTTGCGGACACGCTTGCGCTTAATGCGCTTCTGACGGACTTCAACAGTGCCAACAGCAGCCAGTGTTTCCTCTAGCGTTTCGTCTGCGTCAAAGTCGGCTTGCGTGTAACGCTCCTCTTCGCCTTCGATCGTCAAGAATATGCGAACAGTCTCACGGGTTTCCTCGACGCGATAGTATTCAGCAACGAACACAACATCAGGCGTGTCCCAATCAAACTCGAATTGGTGAATCTCTTTCGGCCAGGTCGTTGGGTCATCATTCCACTCAGCTATGTAAGCTTCACGGGTCATGGAATATAGGACGAAGCAATACTTAGCGTCCGCCTTGTCCTGGCGCTTTGCGTCTATGTCGAAGAATACCGAGCTATCAGCGTCATAGATTGGCTCGATGCGAATACGCTGGCGCTCGTCCTCGTCGTTCTCATCATCTTCATAAACCGTGCGTAAACGCCAAGCGCCATAGCCACCACCGACTGCCTCCTCAAAAGCGTTATCGTATGCTTCTTCTGCGCCGCTGTCCCGTTCGTCTGCACGATAGAGACCATTGCAAGTCTCAGCTAGTTTTTCATCCGTGTCGCCATCTTTGCTAACAAAGTCAACGGCTATGCGGTTGTTACGATATTCGTTGATGATGCGAATGACGCTAAGGTGTATCTTGTTTACCTCAAAGCGTGGTTTGTTTTCGTATTGCTGGCCTAGTGGCCCTTCCCACTGTGCACCAGCGAGAGAATAGAACCTACGATCCTGAAGGCATTGCAAGCGCTCATCGCGGACTGAGGACTGAACGCGATCAAACTCCGTCAACGCCTGTTGATGGATATTCTGCAAACGCTGTTCTCTGTTCAATCGAGCCATTTACCACCTACTCACAGTTGCCAAAGGTTGCACATCGAAAGTCTTTGGAGGGACTGCTCGACGTATGGCCTCGCACGCATAACGTAGCGCATCTATAAGGTGATTATCACGGTCTGCAAGGATTGGCAAGATTTGTCCTGTCAAGGGGTCAGTTTTATAACTGTAGCACGTTAATTCGTCGATAGTATGCTGGCAACGAGGGTGAACAACGATGTCGTAAGACTTCAGCCACTCAACGCCTTCCTCAACAGACTTAGGCCCTTTGATGGCTGGCATAATCTTAGGGAAGCCATGCTTTCTCATGTGGCTGATTGTTTCGGGTCGTGCGCTATCAGCAACGATTGGCCACTTCTCAGACTCTGGCACAGTGAAGAAAAGGTCTGGCGTGTCCATAATCTCGCAGCCAACGCGATAGGCTTCGTAATCGACATAGATTGTGCGGCCCACAACATGGCAGCGAATTAGCACAGTCGGGTCAGATGCAAAGCCCCAGTCAGCGCCGAAGCGATGCGTTGCATCCTCTGGCGTCTCGAAGTCTTCTATCTTCCAGTTACGGAATACACGCGCTTCGCTGTTTGATGCGTAGCTTCCTAGCCAGACGTGATTGTATTTATCAGGGTCACGCTCACGATCGTATTCCATTTCCGCTTTAAGAACATCAGGGAACCAAGGATTATCTCGATAGTTTACCTGAGACACGATAGCATCAGGCGGAGGCACTGGGCCACGCAGCAGCATATCAATCGGGTCAGTGCTGTTTAGCGGGTTCCATGTGAACCATAGCTCGCTGTCTGGCTTACGGATTGTAGGACGCAATAGGTCGAGCGATCGCTGCGATAGCGTTTGCGATTCTTCCACCCAGGCGCAATCATAACCTTCTAGCGACTTGATGGAATCGGCAGTATGGTTTTGCATACCCTGGAAGATGATTAGACCATCGCCATGCCGTGACTTTATCTGCGTCTCTTGAACCTCGAAGTAATCCTGAACGCCAAGCTGCTCAATCTTTAGCTCTAGCAAACGCTTAACGGATTGGCTTAGCGACTTCTGTATTTCACGGACGCAAACTGTTCTGCGCCGTTGATCTATAACGTGAGCTTCGATAACCATTTCCGCAAAGGCATGGCTCTTGCCGCTTCCACGCCCACCATGAGCGCCCTTATAGCGACTAGGCTTTAGGAATGGCTTAAACCATCGCGGGGTTTTAATCTTCAGCGTTGTCATCAATCACTTCACGCTGGATGCGATTAATCATGCTGCCAGTTATGTTTAGCTTTGAAGGTTCGTTATAACCGTGCATTGCGTTTAGCTCTTTGACTGCCGATACCTTCACAGCGCCAGAGCCTTCACGATAAGCTTGTACAAGTGCTTTGACAGACATTTCACGAGACCAGAGTTGCTTCTCAGCTACCTGTGCTTTCAATTCAGCAACCCTTGCCGCAACCTTTCCGTCACTCATAAGCACAGATGCTTTGGAATAAATGGTGTTATCCTTCATCCCTTCAGCGTCATAAGCCATCCGATAAGCGTCTGCCTGTCCTAATCCGTCAGCGATGCCCTGGGCGAATGCTTCCTGCTTTGCGGTTAGCTTTACATCAGCCATCGAATGCCTCACCCGTCTCTGCGTTAACAGCTTTCTTACCAGTGAAGTCCTGCCAACGCTTGATAATTACGTCACAGTATTTGGGGTCAAGTTCCATAACAAACGAATTACGCCCTGTTTGCTCCGCGCCAATTAGCGTTGAGCCACTGCCACCAAAAAGGTCTAAAACATTAAGCAGTTTTACATGGTTCCCAAATGCGCGAACCGAAAGCGCAACTGGCTTTTGTGTGGGATGAACATATTTGCTGTCTTTTTTAATTTCCCATAGGTCGCTTTCGTTTTTTATTACCTCATCAATTTTGCCATTAAACAAGCAAAACTCATGCTGGTGACGATAACCATTGCCCATGCCGAAAACATTCTTTGCCCAAACAATGCAGGCTTTATATGGCAACTGGCCTTGCAGAACGCTGTAAAAATTCCAGTTGCACCAAATGTAATAGACCTTTGGGTCTATGGCACGAATAACATTGCAGACTTCACTGATAAACTGCTCAAACTCAACCTTTGGCAAGTCATCGTTCTTAATGACATCGTGCTTTCCGCTTCGCCCATTGAACGCCACGTTATAAGGCGGGTCGGTAAACACCATATCAACCTTTGCGCCGTTCATAAGCTTATCAACAGCGTCAATGCTTGTGCTATCACCGCACATCAATCTGTGATTGCCAAGCACCCAAACATCACCAAGCACGGTCTTTGGCGCTTCAGGCACTTCAGGAACAGCGTCTTCGTCGGTCAGCCCGTCCGTTGGCTCTGGCTCCAGCAATCCATCAAGGAATTTTTCGTCGAAGCCCAGCAAGTTAATATCGAAGTTCTCTAAGTTGAGGTCTTCAATCTCCGCCTTCAGCATATCCATGTCCCACCCTGCGTTCAGGGCAAGCTGGTTATCGGCTATCACTAGGGCGCGTTGCTGTGCTTTGGTCAGGTGGTCAAGGATAATGGCTGGCACTTCTTCCATGCCGAGCTTGCGCGCTGCCAGCAGGCGACCGTGACCTGCGATGATGGTATTCTCGCCATCGATTAGGATTGGATTGGTCCAGCCAAACTCTTTGATGCTGGCAGCGATCTGCGCCACCTGGGCATCGGAGTGCGTGCGGCTGTTGGCTGCGTAAGGAATCAATTCTGCGACAAGGCGCGTTTCAATCTTCGGTGTCATCTCAGTTTCCGTTCTCGGTCTGGTTCTGGTTTGATACATCAGGCGTGCCATTTTGTCCACGCTCCAGCCGATCGACCACCAGCTGGGTATAGCCAACGATGTCCACCCATGAATCTGCATAGGATGGATCGCCATTCAAGATCCGTCCGATCTTGTGCGCCACCATCTCCAGACTCTCCTTCATATCGTTTGGCAACTTGTTCCAGTTGGTGCTGTGCCGCATCGCCGCCTTGATGTTCTGAGTGATAATCGCATGGCTTCCAAAGTCGCCATATCGTGAACCTCGTTCTTCCAGAATTTGATCTATTTCCATCTCTCTAATTTCCTCCCGTATTGGTATCGTTCGCATCGTCGGTAACTGGTAACCGCTCCTATAGGAGCGGGTTACGTTACGTTACCGCTCGACGCCTTGCCCCATTTCAATTACCATTTAAGTTACCGCCTTCTAAAAAACCGCAGATTTCCGCCACTTTCAGCGGTAACTTTTTTTTAGTTACCGGTAATTACCGACCATATTTTCACCCATTTTTCGCCATCATCAAAGCGCCAGCGGTAACTGGGCAAATTACCGCCCATCCATGTGCTTTTGGTTCGATGATTTCAGCGATTGTGAGTGCTCCGACGAGCTTATCCTGGACGCTTGGTTTGACATATTGTTTGGCCGATGCCTCGCTGATGTCGAGCTTCATTTTGATGTGATCAAGAAGCGCCGATCGTGAGATATAAGGCATCCCATCGAGCACCTCAGCACCTGCTGCCCACCACGCGCCTTCAAACAGTTTCCGATGACCATCGAGCCTCGATTCCTTTTTGCGCTCTGCGGGAGCCTCCTCGATCATCAGGACTGCGCTTGAGACCTGTTCGCCATCTTCATCGAGCCATCCATTGATTGGCACGGAATTGAGGTTGGCATAGATCGTCTCAGCCTCTTCAGCATCTTTAGACTTGCGCTGAACAATCTGCATCGGGTTGTCGCCTTTAGCTGGGACGATGCTAATCTCGATTTCGAGCGCGCCTTTCCATGCAGAAGATCCACGTGCGCGATGCTGAGCTTCATCGGACACGCCAGTGTGATGGACGAGGAGAACGCTGCAATCGAACTCGCGCATGAGACCAGCGCAGGCATCGATCATTGTCTTTGCGTCCTGGGCGCTGTTTTCATCGCCAAGCAGGAAGCGGTGCAGCGTGTCGATCACAATCATGCTGGGCTTTGTTGGCAGAGACCG